GTATTATATTATACCAAATAGAGTTTGGGAATTGGGCATCGACAGTAAACTCCAATTTAGATCCTTGTGTTACTCCAACAACTCCAGATCGTGTGATTTTTGAAATTCCATCTGAATTGACAGGAAAATACTTACTTGAAAAATTCTGGTCAGTGAACAGATCAAAGTTAAATGATGCTGTCCTCCCAACTCCAAATGGTTCCGATAATGAAGAATCTGATAGATCAAAAATTACCTTTTGATTTTTAGTTATGTTAAGTTTTGGATTTATTGGAGATAAAGTGCCAAAAGAAGAAGATGTAATATTAACGATAGAACGATTCTTTTCGGTTATATCATAATATGATTTTGCCAATTTAATTCTATTTCTGTCGTAGACTACAGCGTAGTAAATTCCTTGATCTTCCAATCCACTTGCGGGAGATGTGGAATTGTGAATTAATTTTTGCCCATCAATGAAATTGTGATTTTCTATCGTTATTAAATTTTGTTCAGTATCAACAGAAGAGAATTCTCTTGGATTTACAGTCAGTCTACGATGATAATCATTGTATTTTATTGTGATTGTAGTTGTAAGACCACTTAATACTTCTAAAGTAATTTCATCATCTTTTTTGAGGAAATGTGTTGATGCTGTTGAAACAGTTACAGTATTTTTTACTACATTTCCTTTCGACACATTTTCATACCTTGTTGAAAAACTATGATAATCACCAAAACCGGGAGAAACAAAGAAAAGAGTCGATGATGTCTGCGATATTCCAACAAACTCACCTGTTGTGTCCAATCCAACTTTGGTAGTTGATATACCAATTAAATCTTTTGATACCTTTGCGACATAAACTGTGCTATTATCCGATAGCTCAAATTCAATTCCAGAATCCTGAGCAACAGTGATTGCAATTCCACTATTTACTTTATACTTTAGTTGATCTCCAGTGCTCAATCCATGATCTTTTAAATAAATTGTTTTTTGTGGAATTATAATAGAAGTCAAACCAATTCCAGGATTCGAAAAGACTATAGTATGTCCAAAACCAACAGCAGTTCCTATACCCAAAGATTCTGATGGATCGAAGTAAATTTCTCTGTTTAACTTATAATCTTGATTTTTCGTTTCATTTTCTAATTCTATAAAGAATTTTCTTGGATTTTCATATAAAATTGTGTATGTAGAATGTGAAGTTCCAACGGTTGATTCTTGTTCGCGCAAAACTCGAATTCTAGACGTTTGATTATCAAAATTAAGTACCTTAATTTTTTCGGTTCCTATTGATAAAATATCATTTTCTCTTATTGTTGGATATTCCAATAATCCAGAAACATAGAAATATGTTGTTATTCCAGTTGTAGTAGTATCACCAACGCCCAAAGTCAAGATGAAATTATCAGATCTTACTCCAACATTAAATATACTTTCTAGATTTTGATCATAACTTGACAGTGAGTCTATCGAGATCAAATCTCCATTTTCTAAGTTGTGTGGAATGGAAGAAAATCCAATTACTCTATTTTGTGAGAATGAAGGATAAAATTCCACATCGAAAATTGTAGTTGATGTCTGTGAAATCCCTGTGATTGATTTTCCTTTTATAAATTCAACCTTTGCAGAAGCAGAACTTCCACCAGAATTTTCATTAGTAAATACTACTCTATCCCCAACTTTATAGTTATTTCCACTAGAAATGATTCTTATAGAATCGACAGTTCCTTTTGATATACTTTTAATTTTTGAATCCAGTTCATCGGAGAATTTAAAGTATTCGTAAGTAGATCTATCGCTTAATGTATTAAACGGTTTTGTATTTCTTACTAAACCAAATGAATTAAAGTCAAATTTATTTTGATTCATTGTAGAATCAAAATTAAAATCTATTGGTTTTGATTTATATGAATTACCAATGATGTATGGAAATTTTGGTTTCCTATCTCCCACAAAAAATCCTGAATTTTCAATTATAGAATCAAGAGTCATAAAGTATGCGTAAGTTCCATTCGGGAATTCTGGAGTTACACAAAATCTACCATTGTGTTCATCCAAATCTCCACTGTCCGTGAACTCATAATCTTCAATGAAATAACCAGCCGGAAAAACTTTTTTATCTGGTCTATTTTGTTGATTATCAGTGGGATCCGAATATCCACTAATGATTTGTCTTACTTTCTTGTTTGATGGGGAATCATATCCATAGGGACCATAAATTGGATTTCCGTCATATGCCCAACCAATCAACGGTGAATGATATTTTTCAACTTCAAAGTCGTTTTGGTAATCGCTTCTATATTGTGTACTTCCTTCTTCTATATTTTTTGTGTATATTTTTTTGCGTAGTGATCTAGGAGAATATAAATGAGTATACTGTAGCCCATATTCTTTATTATTTCCAACAAAAACTACACTATCATTAGAAGTTAATTTGAAAGTGTTCAATAACTTTTCAAACTTGTTAACCGTCCAAACCTGAGGATTAAACTTTAACTCACATCCACTTCCAGGAGTCGAGGTTTCGATTATTGTATTTTTTTGTTCATACCCTATTCCACTGTTTATGATTTTTACATCAACGATTTGTCCATCCTGAATGATTGGGGTTAATTTTGCACCAACACCAAATCCTCTTACTATTAAATCTGGTGGTGAGTTATATTCTTTTCCTTTCTCATTAATTACTACATTAACTATTCTTCCATTTGATACTATAGGAGTTAATACCGCACCACTACCAGCCTTTAAACTATATTGTGGTTGTTTATTATAATTGATGATCTCAGATGATCCATATCCAACACCACCATCATAAATGTATGCTGAAACTATTTTTCCTCTAAAAATTGGTTGAATTTTTGCAGTAACATCAACTTGTGATATGGTAGATATTCCAACTTTACCAGATACAGTAATTGTTATTGGCTCGTAGTCAAATATATGGTTTCCAGATCCTTTTGATTTAAAATCAATATATTGTTTTGTCTTATAATAAAAATCTTTAGCGGTAGATCCAATACCAATGGCAGATAGTTTAAATGCTTCTTCACTAATTCGAGTTACAATATATTTTCCTGTGTCCAGTCCACTGATATTTTCATTTCCACCATAGTAGTATATGATATCACCACTACCGTATGGATTATCATATACATTTACTGTACTATTTGATGTGTTAATTCCAGATGTAGAAACCGATATTTTTTTGCTCTTATAACCAGATCCAGAATTTGTTACAACTATTGAGCTTATTTTTTTCTTTCTTATTGTTGATTCAAATCTATGATTGCCGGAACCATAAGATGTCAAATCAATTGTATTAATACCAACCAAAGAATCATTAGATGATTTATGCAATGTTATTTTATAATCATCAATAACATTCACATAATACTTTGCCTCAGTTGTTAGCCCACCAACTGGGGGTTTTCCTCCAGTATTGTAAATGACGGATTCGCCGTCTCTAAATTTATGATAAGTGGAAAATCCAATTACATTTGAAACTAAATTGAAATTTTCATTTGATGGTGAAGGATTAAAATCAACAAAATGATCATAATCAGTCATTTTTACTAGTGCAGTAGCACCTTCACCATTACCTCCAGTAATTGTTACTATTGGAGTGTCAATATAATCAAATCCACCATCAATGAGATCGATTCTTTGTAGTGATCCTTCAACTCCACAATAACCAAGAGAACTCGATAATCCAGTAGATATTGGCGGAATTTCTAGCTCTGGTGGGTTGATGACATCATAATGATTTCCAGGTGAAATCACATCAACTGATTTTATTGCTCCATAATAAATGTAATCATCGGATTTATAATTCAGTATTTCTATGCCATTAATTAAAATTCCAGTAGTACCATGTTTGGTTTCATATGACTCTCCGGTATTTTCTGGTTCTTTGAGAAGTTTAATTAGTCTTTGGGAATCAATTTCCGATGGAATATTATTTTGTTTTGCAAACTTTGTTAAACTTATAATATTATTAGATACTGTTGTTGTTCCAATTGAAACAAATTTATTGAATCTAATATCAGATCTACTGCGTGCTAATTTTATTTCTGGTTCGCTTTCTCTTTTTATGAAATAAACACCAGATTGAATTCCCAGTGTATTGAATTCACTTTCTGGGGAGTAAATGATTGAATCACCAGTTAAAAATCCATGACTTTGGCCATCATTGACAATTTTTAGAATTTCCCCAGAAAATGTACCACCAAAAGTGATCTTATAATCTTCTACTGATTCACTAATATTTGTCCCATAATATGGTAATGAAGAGGAAGAAACATAAATTTCATTCTCATTGAAATCTCTGTATACATTCAATACATCAGAAACAAATTTATTAAGAAACTTTGAAATAATTCTTTTTACATAGAAAATGCTAGAAATGTCAAATCCACTTGTTTGTATCTGGAATATTTTACCTGGCAAACTTCCAGTTGGTAACTTTACATTTGACCCAGGAATTATTGTAGTTTGTCTAGATCCAGTGGAGGAATTGATGTATTCTATCTCTACACTATCTCCTTCATATATTCCATTATCATCATAAGTTTCAATTGTATATTTGAATTCACCATCTGATGTGAATGATTTTATCTCACACTTAACAGTTTTATTGAATATCCAATTATTATCCTGGAAGTAATTCTTGTTATAACCAAGAGTCAATAATTTTGCTACATCACCTTTTTCATAGTATTTTGTGTTTGGTGGTAGATCAATGTCCTGAATGACTCCAGTGATTCGGAACCTAATCTGATTTCCATTGGAATCAAAACCATATGCATAAGTATTCAGTGCAATATCAGTCCCAGAGGTAATGGACTCTGTAATGCCACTACAGTTTAGAAATTGATTTACTGTTTTGCTGTTGTAACTTATGGCAATGGTAGAAAATTCACCATCAACTATCAACTCACCAGAATCGGGAAATCCAATTGTAGAATCAACAATAATATTATCAGAAGAAACGGAAACAGAGTCTGTTATTACTGTTTTTGGGTGAATTTTCAACTCACCAAATATAGATCCAGAAACGGTAATATCTTTATCAAAATCATAATCGAGCATTAATGTATAATACTCTTTTCCATTTTTGAGGATTCTCTGGATATCTGTTACTGTACCAAAAGATTTTTGTATATCACCATATTGATCTTGAAATACTGTCTTATTGGCTAGCTCTTCGATGTTTCCCTGAATTGACTCAACGACAAAATTTCTGGTAACACGATATTGGGCATTTGATGGCTCAATTAAATATCTTTTTGGTAGAATTACCTGAACATCTTTCCCATAGAGAACTCTGAATAATATTTCAAATGATCGATCAGTTCCTTTGGAGGTATAAAAGTCTTTTGACTGCTTTACAAATAAATTTTGGTCTACCCCAGGGAATAATTCTCGATTGTCAAAGCCATATGCAAATTGCTTCTTGACTTTATTAAAGAATTCTTTTAGAAATAGAGAACTTAAATTTGATACTTCGGAATCAATTGAATGTTCTTGAATTTCTGTGGAATTGAAGATCAAATCTTCTGAATTTCCAGTTGAATATTCAGCGATTCCACTAAAACCTCTTATACATTCATTGAATGATGTGGAAGTCTTAGATTTATATAAAATGATTTCATTATTAATTCTGACTATACCATAAGTCTGCGGAAACCCATCTGTACTAGAAACAAAAATCGTAGTATCAACAAATCCAACATTGGAACTTAAAACTGCCTTTTCAACTAGATTTGATAGGTTATTAACCTTTACATACTGATCAATATTCTGTAGAATATCATAGGAAGAACCTTTAGATTCTAAAGATCTATAATACTCAGTGAGAAGTTCAGCTACAAGAGGATATTCTTCTCTGACAAAAAGAGGAAGTTGACTTTCTACAATTGAACTGATTTTGATTCTAGTATTTTCCATTTATTATTTTCTTACTAAATTTCCGTTCTGATAACTGGAAGAGATAATATAATTTGAACCAGATGTGTCAGACCCAGACTCAATATTATCTGGTATTGTAATTACTTCTAGCTTATTGGTATCTATCTGCAAATAAAGATCCTGAATTCCGAGAACATCATTAGATTCTGGAATCGCGGAAATTTCAATAATTGGTGTACCACCATCTGTTTTTTCTGTAGAGATAATCTTAATCGGATTTGTTACTATTTCTCCAGTGATGTAATCTACAATACCAATTGATTTCCTAACAACTACTGACTCAATATCAGAGTTCAAGTAAAAAAGAAATAGAGATCCAATTCTTCCATTAGAATTTGGACTATCTCCAAAATAAACAGTGTTGGAAATTCCACTCACCTTGAACCCAGAAGATTTAATATTATATCCAGAGGTATTCTTAATATGAAACTGATTTCTGAAACAAATTTCATATTGTGCAAATTGATTTAATGATACCTTGAGGTCTCTCCTCATTTGTATTCTTGTAATATTTGATGTAATTGATACATCACTATCATCAATCAATTTTTGATATTTACTGAATTTAAATCTTGCACCATATTTATTAAGTTCTTCGGAGTCTGCATACTTTTCAATATTGCCAATTACTTTAGTTCTTATTGAATCACTACTTAGTGATGAATTAGTATCATAATAAACATTAGAACTTAACTCCAAGTAGATATACTTAAGATCGAGAATTTCTGGTACAATACCAGCAACTGCATATTTTCTTAACTCAAATTTAATATTGTCTTTTATGCTATTTGAAAGAAATGTACCAAATCGAGGTTTTACGGTAATGAATACCTTACCATATTGTGGTGGTACTAGTTCTTCACCACCAAATGCAGAGACAGATTCTGCTTCTGGATAAATTTTTGGTATTAGAGTTTCATAATCAGCTGCGGTGACTGCTCTATTCTGTGCTGCATAGGCTCTTGGGGCAAAGTTTCGAATGGAATTGATAGATTCTATTGCAGAACCACCAGAAGATGATAGATTGGTTGTGACTAATGAAACAGTTCCATTAACTGGAGAACTATTACCATCGACGAGAATACCAGCAAAGTTGAAGGAAGAGAATCCATTTCCCTCTGCTCCATTTGAGATTAAGTATGATACATCAATATAATTATTTTCTATTAATTTCTCACCAAATACACCATCACCAAAGATCAGTTCATATCTTTCGTCTTCTATTTCCTGAATAAAAAATACTCGTGATGTTGCAGTTACATCGAGAATACTAGTCGAGTTTATGAATTTCTTTGCGCTGCTACTAGATGCCGTATCTCTGACTGATACTTTTAAAGTTCTTGTGTCAATTCCTCGGTTTTCTAAAATATATCTCTGATTGCTGAATTCATTATTAACTGGAGTTACGGTAAAATTAGTATTAACATAAGATCCTTCATATATGTCAATACTATCAAATGAAGCAATACCATCTATAACAGGAACTGTAATATCATCAAGAATAGAAAAGACAAATGCAGATCTACCAAAATTTAAGGTATTACAGACTACACCACTCTTAAGAGTTACAACTTTTGTGGATGGATTTGTAACTTCAACAAAAAAACTAATATTTGCCTTTGCTGCTCTTCTTGATTTGGGGACATATCCAATATTACAAGCTAATGAGACAATATTTTCACGGAGAGTCGCACTATCAATAAAAACTTCATTACTCACCATATTTGCATTATACGATGCAATATAGGTGTTGTAGGCTAACATGTCTATTAATACAGACATGTTTGAACCTTCAAAGTCGTAATCGGTGAAATTCGAATTTGATCTTAAGTAATCTTTAATTGATGTTCTGATTTGATCGAAATCTAAATTCGTGAAATTAACTAATGCCATTATCGTACTGACTGTAGAGCAAAGGTGAGTTGTTGGGGTAAGGCATCAATTCCAACGATGTAATATCTTACAGTGACATTAAATTCATAGTCATCATAATTTGGTTGAACATCAACACCAATCAAATCAACTCTAGGCTCATAATTTTCAATTGTATTTGCAATTTCATCTTGTAATATTGATGCTGATACATCATCAATATTCTCGAAAAGACTCTGAGAAACTTTAGATCCCAGAGTCTGATTGAAAAATCTTTCTCCTGGCAATGTAAATACCAGGTTGCGAATAGAGCGAGCAATAGCAGTCTCATTTTTGATGTCAATCAAGTCATAATTTAATGGATTCACCTGTAATGACAGGCTAATGTCCTTAAATGCTTTACTGACTCGCTCTAAAGGCATTTATGTCATACTAATTCTATCTTATTTATCAACCAAATAAAGGTTCTGTTCCATATTCCCAGTCATCATAGTCATTATCATTACGAATTTTTGCATGAAGTTCATTCTGAACCGTAAAATCATGTTTTTTGGGTGTTGCATCATCATGATTGATTTCACGAAGCATTTTTTGTGATGTAATTTTTTCGTCCCAGCCATATTCACTGGCTAAGTATGCAGTTCCCCACATTTCTCGCATAAAATCAGTGTTTTTATCGACTTTTTTGGTCATTTTTTTCTCCTGATTGTTGGAAATCAGAACTTTTAATGGGGTTACTATCCCAAGAATCGATGTAAAATCCACTTCTTAAGTAGTCTTCATCAGAAACAAAGCATAGATGATCAGATTTCTTATGATTATCTTCCTTCCATTGTGGTATAGCTACTGTATTTCCATATTTAAAGTCTGGATTTTGTCTAAAATGCACTTCTATGAGTTTATCCCCAATAAATTCGCAGTTGATCCACTCGTAAGAGCCTTTAAGCTCATTCAATATTGATGGAAACTCTATATTTTTATCTATAATAGACCACTTTTTCCATTTATAAAGGGGGTCATCTATATTTCTTTCGCCTAAAACGACCAATTTTGAAATTTTATCTTGAAAATCAACACTAATATGTTCACCTTCGAAGATTTCACACCAAAATTCCGCTGGGTGTAGATGATCAGTTGATGAATCCAACCACTCCATACGAGAAAATCGCCCCATACCAAGTAAATTAATACTTGGTCGGACGACATAAGAACTTGGTTTTGGGACTGGACACCCAGCGGGGTCACATAAGTACCCAAGTAACCTACTCAGATAAAGTTTATTATATGCCCATAAGTCACTTTGATGTATTAAATTCCATTCATCATAAGGTTCCATGGACATACATAAGGTCTCTTATTATTTACCCTGACCTCGTGAAGGCTTTCGGGCATTGTTCCTGCTCGTTGCAGCAAATTTTGAATGTTTCCCATTACCCTGTCGGGATTTTTTGGGTTTTGATTCAATTTGATCTGTACCATTCAGACTTTTAATTCGTGCCATTAGACTTCCTCCAATTCAATTTCATTTTGATCAATCTCACCGGAATAAGATTTTTCTGCTAGCTCGAAGAGAACTTCAGTAGACTCTTCTTCGGTAAGATTTGTGTAGATTTTTCTGCCTTTGTAAAGAATATTAATCATAAGCTATTATAGCACACGAGTTTTTTCGTGTCCCACTCGAATCCTAGGATCACACCAGATCTCAAATCCTGCTTCTTTTGCATCGAGACAGAATGAAACATCTTCTCCACACATATCCTGAACCGCACCAGATTCAAAAACTTGCATCTTAGGTGCAAACCAGGGATATTCAAGATTCTCAAATACACCATTCTTAATTAAGACCCAACCAAATCCAGTATAATCAACTGTAAATGGCTTGCGGCGCTTACTGATGCTTTCCACTGTTTCATGATTCATCACTCCGCCATTCTGACGGAATTCTTCCTCTTCGAGCCAGTGTGCAACTGAAGTAGTACGACCATCCTCAGTGCAATACCAACCAGCAACGACTTCTTTTTCCTCACCTTCTTCATTTAGGGCAAGATCACAAAGTTGCCAGAATTTATTGGAATCAAAAACAATATCACTATCAATCCATAGCTGATAATCATAATTTAATTTTCCATCCCAAGGAATCTGCTTTGGTCCACGAAGTACATTTGCTCCAAGACATTTGCATCGCGCAAAGTTTACCATGGAAGAGTAATCTTGTGAGATCTGAATACTCATTCCATTTTGTACTAGATCAAAACATAATTGTACAAATGCCTTTAGGAAAGTATAAGAGCATCCTCGTCCTGGTAGACAGAAGACAATACTCTTACCTCTCATTCGTTCTTTAATTTTCTCATAGTCCCATTCTTGCTTATTCTCTGCAATGGGAGCTTTTGCCTTTACGGTAAAACCACGACTCATAGATTAATTCTCCAAAGTATATAAAAAATAAACTGCAATTCAATTGTAGCGTCCTATTTAGATCATGTCAATAGGAGGAGCTGAGAGCAAATTCCTTGCTTGTGGTCAACTCCTCATACTGAATGTCTTCTTTATTGATGTTAGTCAGCCATGTGAGTTTTTGCGCAAAATCCCATAAAATTTTAAACTCTTCTTCTTGTAGTGAATGATAGATGCATTCATCTTTTACATAGATGTGATAAACTTTGTTCATGTGTGGATCTCATCTGGTCGCATTATATATCATCACCAAAATAAATCCAATGGGAATTCCAATGAGCCTTGCGAATGTCTTGGGATATCGGATTAACCAACCAGCAAATACAACCTTCCAGAAGCTCCAATAAGGTGTTCGAGGTTTTGGAGAATTTTTTTGGCGGCGGATTTTTTTTGCTGAAATTGTTTTTGTGGTTGATTTTAGCATGAGGTTTTGGAAGAGTTTTTATGGGCGGCGGATTTTTTTCTGGAAGTGATTCTTATGA